CGCCAAATGTAATATTTGTCAACTCACTAACTGTCTTGGTAGTTCCAAATTTTAATGTTGCACCATTTGCAAACATACTTTACCCCCCTTAATAATTAGATGTATTTCTTAAAATTGTTTGATAAATAACGGACATACCGTTAATATCTTTATTTTTAAATGTATCTGAACTAACAAATTTGCAAATATCCATTCTGAAAGATGATGTTTGCAAACTAAATTTTTTCATGTTTAATATGTCATCCATAATTCCTTTAATATTTTTAACTATATAACTTCCAAGTCCATTAACTTGAGTATATATTTCAAACGTAAAATAAACAATTAATCCTTTTTTACCATGCCTATTAAATGGTACGCTATTTGTACTTTCTAAGCAAACATAAGTATATGATTTATTATCAGGCGGAGTATCAAAAAGTTTATTCGAAACAGCAGTCATAAAAGAAGAGCTACTCGTTAACGCTGTAAATATAGCTGTTTGAACTTCAAATTCTAATGTTTCAACACCCAATTAAATCACATCCTTCAAAACTTCTCTTACTTTTCTCAATAAAATTGGCCTAGCTTTTTTGTATGCATATGCCAAATAAGAATCAATTCTTTCAACATATTTAGCATATTCAACATTTGTTCCAACAATACAACCTAATTCATCTGTAATTTTGCCAGGCAAAATTCTTCTAGTACCTTTAAACTCCGTGTGAATAGAAGCTCTAAGTCTTCCAGTATCAACATGTTTATCAGCTGTTAGTTTATTTTTTGCAACTGTTTCAATATGTACAATTGCAGTCTGTCTAATTGTATTAGACAATTTTTGTCTTAATTGTTTAGGCATTCTTTTAAATCTTCTATTTATTTTACCAACACCTCTTAAATTTACAGCAAGCATAAATTACACCTCATTCATATACCCGACCGATTATTGTAATATTTTTATCTTTGTTAGTTTTGTCATTAATCGTTTCAATGTGAACTGTTTTTCCGGAAAAAATAAATCTGTTATATTCTTTCGATAAAGTTATCTGACTGCGCATCACTATTTTTAATATAGTTTCTTGCTGCCCTTTAACATTATCATAATTTTCGTTTCCTTCTTTAGAAACATTAGCCCAATAAGTGTTTACAGTATTCCAAGTAGTTGAGATACATCCACCTTTCCAACTTGCTGTTGTAGCTGATTGCAATGTTATTCTACTTCTATATCTCATCAAATCAACTCCTAAATAAAACAATCTCTCATGTGAGGCCTTAACAACCTAATAATTTCAGGAGGAACATTGTCGTAATTATAATTTACTGAAAATGATTCATTTACTGTTACTACATACATTTCGCGATTTTCATATAGCCAAGCTGCAAATCTTAAAGCAGCTTTTTTAAATTTTGCTAATCTTGGATCTTTGCTTGATGTATAATTTGCAGATGTAAATAATCCAGTGGTATATTTAATTTGGTATCCATCAATTGGTCTTTGTTTATCCCAAAAACTATCAGCATGAACTAATTTTTGGTCAGCAATTCTAAAATCAGTTGATTCAGTCAATAAACTTCCAGTACTGTCAAAATCATCATAGTATTTGATTTCATCAACTGAAATAACAGGTCCTTTAAACAGCTCAATCTTATCAACGCCACCTTCTTGATTTTGTTGCCATGTTCGAGGTGATGTATCTATGTATGTCTCTTCTTCAACAAAACTAACAGCAGCAGGAATTATTATATCTTCAATTAAATCATCATCTTCAGTGTGTTCAACTTTTAAAAAATTTTTAGTTTCTGTAATTCCTAAAATGGAAACGGTTGGCTCAGTTAATAGTTTTAGTTCGACATCCATCATTTACACTTCCTTTTAGCAATCAATGAATAACATTTTAACTTATACAAATTTGAATATAAATCTTTATCAGATTCTTTATAATTCTGTTTTCCCATTATAAATTTTTGATTTAACATTTCAACCAGCAGCTCAGGTTTTAACAAAGGAAAATCAACAGTTAAAATTAATTGTGCCCCTTCCTTCATATTTGCTGCAAAGTTTTCGATGACTGGCAAAGGATTAGGTATATGTTCAAGTACACTTATGCAAAATATTTTATCAACTTGCTCTTTTAACTTAAAGTTTTCAAGATTATCGCAAATATATTCAATGTTTTGTTTCTTTTCTAATGTTTCAAGCCTTTTGTCCCTATCAATTGCGTAAACATTTTTACATCTTTTAGCTGCATAAAATTTAAATGGATGCTCTATCCCACAACCAGCGTCAATAATTACTTCATTTTCTTTCAAAAATTTCTCTGCAAATTTATATTCATAATGTCTTGACCACCATTCAGCAGGGATTTTAAAATCATCTAAACTATTTAATTTTTCATCATCCACCGTAAAAAATTTATTCAACTTTCTCCACCTCCATTTTATCACAAATTTCATATTCATTTTCGAAATATTCCTTTGCTATTTTTTCAGTATATAAATGTTTTGCTGGATAAGTAGTATCCAACAAAATTGGATATCCTAAAACAGTAGCTCTAATACAAAAAGCTCTGTCTTCCCAAATTGAAAAAGAAATATTTGGTATGTAATTATAAGTAGCTCCATTCCTATATACATTTGCATTTACAAGAATACATGCTCCGGTTCCTCCAACATAATAGATACCTTTTTCTCTGTATTTATCAAATCCTTCGACAAAGTTATACTGGTCAATATCCCAGCAGTTTGGCATTTCTTTGAAACCTTGTTTTGTTGTTTCCGGCCATTCTGTCCAAAATATATTTCCGATTATATCAACATTTCGATTAATTAAAGTATCTAATGTTTTTTCATGAATTATCAAATCACTGTCAACCCAAAATAAATAGTCTGCTCCAGATTGTAAAGCTTTTTCAACTATTTTGTTTTTTTGTGCTGCTAAAAATGCAAATTTTGACTGACTCCATTCATGCCTAAAATCATGGTCTAAATTATTTTCTACACAAATATATTCATCATGATTCAAATATTTTTTCAAATTACTTGAATTGTGAAGAATAAAAAATTTCTTAATAATAATATTTTTATCATGTTTTAATTGGCCAAGTTTTTTTAAATACTCTTCAAAAATTTTTTCATCCTGGTTAACTACAGCAGCTATTAAAATTTTTTTTATGGCCATACAGTTGTTAATTTTATTATGCCATATATTTAATTGATTTGGTGTAATATAATCATCAACATAGTATGGACATGGCTTGTTTTCTAACCAGTAATTATCATCAATATAATTTCTTTTTTTCAATTGATTGTAAACTGGAGTGCCAGGAACAATCATTAACCCTGGAAGTTTAGACCAGCTGTCTGGTTGTAAATCTCTAATCATTTGACAAGTATCTTCAACCGTTTCATCAGTTTCACCAGGCCAGCCAAGTATTAGCAATAAATGAACATGTATTTCATATTTTTTTAATAGTGCTATGTTTTCATACATCAATTCTCTATCAAGATTTTTACCCATTTTTTGCCTAAACTTATCATTGCCAGTTTCAACACCCAAAGCAACTTTTAAACATCCAGCAATCTTTAATTGTTGAATCATTTCTTCATCAAACTGATCTGCTCTGCAGGTTAGCTCAAATTTGATTTTAAAATTTCTAATTAAATTGCATAAATCAATTATTTTTTGTTTATCTGCTGTAGCAGAATCATCTTGAAATTTAAAATATTCAATCCCATACAATTCTTTATATTTAGCTATTTCATTTGCAACACAAATTGAGCTTCTACTTCTATATATTCCCCAAGTCTTATTTGTTGAGCAAAAAAAACAATGGTCTGTGCATCCTCTTGATAGTATAATTGGCGCTTCCTTAAAATTTAATGAAGTTTTAAAATGTTTTAGCCCTTCAATTGCAGGATTAAAATTGTCCAAATCTTTTTCCAAAGAATATTTAAAAACTCTGGTTCCTTTTCCGGAAACAATCTCCCTAAATGCATTTTCACCCTCACCTACTACTATGTAATCAAGAAATTTGTATTGGGTTAGCTGCTGATACATAATACTTGGATGAGGGCCACCTACAATTGTAGTTACTGGAACTCTACAAATAAATTGATTTTTTAACTTTTCACAAAGGTCTAAAACTACATGTCTTTGTTCTGTAAGCATTGTAAATCCAACAAAATTGTTATCCTCATCTAAATATTTAATAATTTCTTCAAGTGCATCTTCTTCACTATAATCAAAAAGGTCAAGGCAAATACATTCTTTCCCAAGATTAGCAGCAATGCTTGCAATCCCAATGGGCGGCCACTCTCGACCTTGCCCATGCCCTTCATAAATTCGTTGTGGTGGATAAACTAGAATTATACTCATAAAGCGCCTCCAATAAATTAATAGCCCGGAATAAAATGGGGCAATGCGCCGGGCGCTCGCGCATTTTTCGACTCGCGATGTCTAGCCCCAAGTTTAATTTCTATAATTTATATTCTGGCTGATAATCAGGGTCGTTCAACACCTGGTATACTGCCATTCCTTCACAATACATTTCTGGATTGTTCGGGTATTTTTTCCGAATAGACTTAACACACCTCAAGCCAACTTTTCTAAATAATTGCTCCATTTGGGGGACCGTCATTATATGAATGTGGTCATGGTGCTCTAACCAATTTTGTCCTGGCATGAAAATTAATCCTTTTGCCATTGGTTTACAAACACGCATTGCTTCTGACAATGCAATAAATGGACTAACCATATGCTCAAGACTATCCCAAAAAATAAAATTATCAAATATATCATTTCCCAGTGGTATATCGTGAGCATCACCATATACTATGTCTCTATTTGGAAAACTTTGTTTAGCTGAATCAAATTCCATTTTATTAAATGTTAGCCCTGTCCAATTCCCAAAGTATGGTTGACTGTTTCCAGTTCCGCAACCTATATCAATTGTTTTCCCTTCTTCATGCAAATATCCAATTTCTTCATCAAAAAATAATACATTGCTTCGATTAGAAAAGTCATCTTGTCTA